GCAGGTGAAGTTGCATGGGAAGGTAAGATGGCAGATGCTACGGTGGATTCTTGGAAAGACGAATTTGCGTTAGTTGTTTTGTTAGCTCCTGCTATACTTGTGTTCATCCCCGGAATGAGAGAGTATGTAAAACAAGGGTTTGAGATATTGGCAACGCTACCTGATTGGTATCAATACTTATTATATATAGCTATATCTGCATCGTTTGGTATAAAAGGTGTGGGTCAAGCGGCAAAGATGTTGAGGAAGAAATGACAGATTGGTTATGGAAAATATTTGGATGTTCAGGAGATTTATCTAAACATAGACTTCATACAACTAAGTATGAAGACTTGTGCATGTAGAGGAGTATAGCATGGCAGCAAAAAAGAAAGCTAAAAAGAAAAGTGGTGCAAAGCCAACCAACCCAAAGCTATACGCTAGTGTGAAAGCAGAAGCAAAGCGTAAGTTTAAGGTTTATCCTTCAGCGTATGCAAATGCTTGGCTTGTGCGTACATATAAGAAACGTGGTGGTGGATACGCATAATGGCTAAACCTAAAGGTGGCTTAACTAAATGGTTTAAGGAAGATTGGCGAGATGTCAAGACAGGCAAAAAATGTGGTCGGTCTGGCAAAGAAAAAAAGTCAAGACCCTACCCTGCGTGTAGACCCAAAGCCGTAGCAGGCAAGATAAGTAAACAAGAAGCAAAGAAAAAGACAGGTCCTAAAGCTGTTAAGTGGTCTGTCACTGCATCAGGTAGAAGACGTAAAACAACAAGGAAAAAAGCATGAAGTATGATCGTGATGAATTAGTTAAAATGATAGCTGTGCATGAGGGTATAGTTTTAAACGTTTATCAAGATCATCTTGGCATAGATACGATAGGCATCGGAAGAAATTTGCAAGACAGAGGTATCACGGATGGAGAGTTACTTTTTATAAACAAGACTATTGATGATGTGTATGAAAATGGTCTTACAGAAGAAGAAGCATACTATCTATGTATGAATGATATAGCGATTGTAGAAAAAGAATTACTTCAAAATAAACCTATTGTAAATCAATTAAACGCTGTTAGACAAATGGTGCTTGTTGACATGGCATTTAATATGGGTGTTCCTCGTCTTATGAAATTCGTAAACATGTGGACAGCTATAAAAAACGAAGACTATCCCCTAGCTTGTGAAGAGATGATTGATTCTAGATGGGCAAATCAAGTAGGCAATCGTGCTATGAAATTATCTTTAGCAATGAAGAATGGAGAGTGGGTGTGACCGAAGAAAAAAAGAAATGTGAAACATGTGAATGTTACGACTGTGATTGTGATGAGTGCGACTGTGATTGTCACAAAGAAGATGAGCAGGAGGTACAAGGAGTACCAGTGTGATTGAGTTTGTGCTTGTGTTTATGATGGGATTAAGAGTAATAGACCAAACACAAACCTTTCAAGATATAGATAGATGTTTATATTTTGCACAAAGATTACATAAACAACCACCCATACCACAAGAGGAAGGACCTAGTTTACGTATAACAGCATATTGCAAACCAATAAGGAAACGATAAAATGTTAGCAGAGTTAGCCGCGGCAAATGCAGCTTTTAGTGTCATAAAACAATTCGTATCCAACGGAAAAGAACTAAGTGGGTGTGCAAAACATATAAGCGATTTTGTATTTTCAAAAGAAGAGATAGAGAAAAACCTGAAAAAGAAAAAAGCTAGAGGTGCAGGTGGTGCAGATTTAGATGAGTTTATGGCTCTTGAACAGATAAGAGAGAAAGAAGAAGAACTCAAAAAGATGATGATCTATCTGGGCAGACCCGGTCTTTGGCAAGATTGGCAAGCTTTTCAAGCCGAAGCTAGAAAATCAAGAAGATACGCTGAAAAAATGGCACAAAAGCGTAAAGAAGAATTGATGGAATATCTAGGCTATGGAATAGCTGTTATAATTGTATTATTCTTTGCAGGCTTGATGGCTTGGTTTGTAGGTAAATGGGTAGGTAGATTTTAGAATCTATATGTTGACAACTAGGTAGTTTGTCTATATAATTCTAAAAAGGAGCATCTTTATGAAAAAACTAGCCGCACAAGCACTAGCTTTTCAATATCAACTACAAATTGAAAACGCACAAGCTGTATTAAACAATACTAATGCAGGTTTAAATATGATAGACCAAGCACTACAAGAAGTTATGACTGCAAATGAAAAATTAAAAATGTTAAATGGCATGATGCAGAACGTAATGAAAGAAGTGGAAAGTGAAAAAAAAGAAAAGAGATCCTAAAGTTGGCACAGGAAAAAAGCCAAAAGGTAGCGACAGACGCTTATACACAGATGAGAATCCCAAAGACACAGTCAGCATCAAATATGCTACAGTCGCAGATGCCAAAGCAACCATTGCAAAAGTTAAGAGAATCAATAAACCATTTGCGAGAAAGATACAAATCCTTACTGTACTTGAACAACGAGCCAAAGTATCTGGGAAGAAAGAACAAGCAGCACTCGCAAAACGAGCAAAAGAACAATTAAGGAAAGCACGTAAGAGTGGGTAAATATAAAGTAATTAAATTAAAAAAAAAATTTACGATTACTAATACCGATTGATACCAAACCTTACAAACTACTGACTCCAGAGCAAGTAGCAGACATCAACAAAAAACTAAATAGTCCAATTCGTAAAGCCAAAAGAAGAAACGATTATTTAGAAACTAAAAAAGTCCAAGAGAAGCTAAAACATGGCGAGCAGTTATCTAGTATTAATCAACAACGTACTAAGAGATCTAAACGAAGTAGAACTAACAAGTAGCACGTTTAGTTCATCACGTGGTATACAAACTGCAGTAAAAGATTACGTTAATCGTGCAATAGATGATATAATAAACGCAGATACTGAGTGGCCCTTCACTATTGTTTCTAAGAGTTTTACCACAGGTGCAGGAACACGTTTATATACTAGATCTGCATTAAGCACTACCAATACAAAAACAGTTGATTTTGATAGTTTTACGTTTCTTGAAGCTGCAGATAAAAAAGAAACTAAACTTGAGTTCATAACGCACAGTGAGTACCTTGACAAATACCATGAAAGAGATACAGACCCTACAGGAGATTCACGAGCCGTACCAGAATTTGTATATGAAAATCCAGATCAAAGCATAGGTTTATCTCCTGTGCCTGACAAAGCAACATACACAATAAAATATTTTTATTATGCTACACACACAGCATTAAGTGCATCAACAGATGAGTCATCTATACCTGAAAGATTTGAAAACGTAATAATAGAACGAGCAAAGTATTATGCGTTTACTTTACGTGGCGAAGTACAAAACGCACAACTTGCACAGGTGCAGTTTGAAAAATCAATTAAACGTATGCGTGTAGAACTAATTAACAAACAACTCTATATGAGAGCCGTCTAATGCCAGAGCTAAGTCAGACAGGTGCGTTTCCATTTGTATGTGAGGGTGGGTTAGTCCTTAACCAATCTACATTTATAATGAAACCCGGTCAAGCACTTGAGCTTCTTAACTTTGAACCTGACATCGAGGGTGGCTACAGAAGAATAACTGGCTTCAGCAAATACGTTACAGCCGTTGTACCACAGACAAGTGCATCAAGTGAAGAAGTCTTGATGGTTGCAACATTTGGATCAAGTGTTGTTGCAGCAAGAGGTGAAAAGATATTTAGTGCTACTCCGGGAGGATCAAGTTGGACAGAGCGAGATACTGGTAGAAGTAGTGCAGGCAAGTACACATTCCAAAGATTTAACTTTGATGGCAACGACAAGTTAATTGTTGCAGATGGTGCAAATGCACCGACAGTGTTTAACTCATCATTTAGTGCGACGGATGTAAGTGAGAGTTCTGTGTCTGGTGCAAAGTTTGTGACTGCATTTAAAGATCACATGTTCTATGCAGGTAAGTCAAGCACACCACAAGAAGTTGTATTTAGCCAACCGTTTGATGAAGATGCGTTCAACAGTGGATCTGGTGCAGGCAGTATCAAAGTTGACGACACTGTGACAGGACTCAAAGTATTCCGTGATAATTTATTTATCTTTTGCGAAAACAGAATATTTCAACTTACTGGATCATCATCATCTGACTTTGCAGTCAAACCTGTAACAAGAAACATAGGTTGTGTAAATGGACAGACCATACAGGAATTTGCAGGTGACTTGATATTCTTAGGTCCTGATGGATTACGTACCATCGCAGGTACTGCAAGAATCGGTGACGTTGAGTTGGGTACAATAAGTTCTAACGTGCAAAGTTTGTTTGATGCTAACTTAGCTAATTCTGGAGAGTTCACATCGTTGGTAATACCTAATAAAACACAGTACAGAATATTTTTTACAAAATCGACTGTTGCAGAAAATTCTACAGAGGGCGTCATTTGTGTGCTTAGAGGACAGCAGTTTGAGTTTGCAGAGATCAAGGGCATAAGACCAACAGCCACAGATACATTTGTATCTTCAGGAGACGTGATAGCCATACATGGATCAGGAGATGGATTTGTGTATAGACAAGAGTCAGGCAACGATTTTAATGGTACAGCCATAAACGGAAGATATCGTAGTCCAGATCTTACAATGAATGATCCGGGGATACGAAAAAATATGCAAAGGGTCATAGTAAACTATGCACCTGAATCATCCATAGATGCAGATCTGTTTGTTAGATACGACTATGAAAGTAGAGATTCGGCACGACCTGCAGCCTATCCTCTAGACTCTGGGGATATCGCTGCAATATATGGAACAAGCACATACGGTGTAAGCACTTCAGCGTCAGGTACGTATGGTGGTGCATCACAACCTCTCGTAAGACAACCAGTAGAAGGATCTGGATTTGCAGTAGCTTTACGAGTGAATGATGGGGGAACAACTGCACCTTATTCGT